AATTGATTCCGTTAGCAATAAATTGCATCACGCTTCTAAATACATTGCGGATTGTTTCCACAATGCTTGTCCATGCGCTTACTACCTTGTCGCGTGCGGCGCTCATCGCCTTAGGCAAAAATTCCATTACCGCTTTCCATGTGTTGCTGATCGGCACAGCTACTGCATCAATAAAGGATTGAGCTACAGAAGCAAATGCACTTCCTGCCCACTTAAGAAAATCCATGATCGGCTCACGGAAGGCCACGGCCATCGCCACCACGGCAGCCACGGCCAGCACCGTCCAGCCTGCAGGGCCAGAGAAGAACGCCAGCAAGCCTGGCCCTATGGTGCCGGTCAGGAATGCCAGCAAGCCGGTAAAGGCTGCGCTGATTGCTCCGATCGCCGGAACTACCGCACCAGCCCACCCGGCAATTGTGGCGCCAATTTGCAAGCCAGCCAATGCACCAGCTATTGAGATAATTGAAGCAATAGCAGGAGCCAGCACAACCAATCCCACGCCTAAGGCGGCCACTGCCGCGATTGTCGTTTGCAGCGGTCCCGGCAATGCACTAAACGCAGAAACCATGCCAGTCAGCGCATCGGTGGTGGCAATTAGGAACGGCATTAATGCTGTGCCCAGCCCCACGCCAATCCTGGCCAGCCCGGTGCGCAGGTCCACCATTTTATCGTTAAACTCATCGGCGGCGCTGGCAAATTCGCCGGTCATTGTTACGGCCAGCCCCTTGATTGATTCGCTGCCGCCATTAAGCATTGGAATCATGTCTGCACCTGCTCGGCCAAACAACTTCATTGCAGCCGCTGTTTTTTCTGCTCCGTCAGGCATAGTGGCAAACTTGTCAGCCAGCTCTAGCAACACTTGATCAGCGCTTTTCATTCTGCCGCTGGCATCTGTAGCGCTGATGCCAAGTGACTTTAACGCTTCATCGGCCTTACCATCAACAATTCCGCGATTGTATCTAACTAATGCGGTCGAAACACCTTCAATTGTGGTTCCGCTTTTTTCGGCCGCCTGCTGCAGTTGGCTCAGCATTTCAACGCTTACGCCTGTTTTTTGGCGCATGTCATTCAAATCATCTGCCGCGTTAATTGCGCTGGCAGCCATGGCTGTCAAGCCCGCGCCGGTTGCTAGGGGAATCAGCGATTGAATCCCTGGTACCAACCCACCAACCGATCCGGCTAAGCCCTTAAACCCTGCTGAAGCCCTTGCCGCTGCACCCTGCAGCCCGTTCAACTTGCCGGCCAAGCTTTGCACGGCGCCTTCGCCTTGCACGCCGGCCTTGATCTTCAGTAGCGCATCAAAAGAAATAGCCATGGCTATTGGCCCGATCCTTTATTGATCAGGCTACGCGCGTGTATTTCCATGACCTGTATGTCCTGCATCAACCGCTTTACATCAATCACTTGATACACGACACACAGATCTAGGATCACTTTGTAGTCTAGGCCAATCACACCGGCGCCGCTAGATCGCCATTGCGTCTGCACTGCTAGGAACATTTCCACGGCTTGCCAGTGCTCGGGCCACAGATCAAAGTCTGATCGCCTGTCTTCGTATTGCGGCAAAGCAGCCGGATCGATGCCAAGCTCTTCGGCCTGCTTAAGCCTATATGCTTGATCTTCAGGACTTATGCCACCATCGCCGTGGAACCAATGATCCACGGCGCCTGTTAGTTTCCCCGTTTTGCATCCTCAATGCTTTCGGCGTAGGCCTGCACCAATGCAGTAGCCATGCCGGGAAAGTCCAGGAATTTCGACATGTTTTCACGCGTTACAGGGAGGGGCTCGGGATCATCATCCTTGGCTTTTACGTCTACCCATCCTGCAAGAACTTCCGCAGCATGGCCGCGCACCTCACGAAACTTTGTCTCAAATACTGGGCCAGCAATGCCAGATTGTGCCATTGATTTAAGCTCTTGCTGCGCGAGCATTAAATCATCGTTTTGGCTTTGGCTAAGCCGGTTAAATACTACCCTGAAGTTAAACTTTCGACGCTTGCCGCCATCAGTCGGAACGCTTAATTCAACGGGCCATTCATAAGTCGGGGAAACTGAAAGTACGAAAGCCATCAGGTAAACGCGAGGGAGATTTCAGAGGTGCCGTCGGTGGTGATCGGCATGAACGGAATGGTCATGAACTGTTTGCCATTGCGATCACTCAAGGTGGGTTCCATGAGCTGGCAGTTCGCCATGGTGAGCGTGCAGATATTACCTGCGACGGTGCCATGGGTCCAGGTGATCGGCACCAGCGTGCCGGCGGTGAACAGGGTGTAGAAATCCTGCTCGCCGGTGCTGGAGCCGATGATCTTTGATTCGATCTCGATGCTGCCCTCGGGCACACGGTCATTGATGGCGAGCCGGGTGACGCAGCCGGCATAGCTTTCGTACTCCACGGCGTTGCCGAGGTTGAGCTCAAAGGCTGCCATGCAGTTGGCCACGGAGTTGATGTTCACCGTCGGCGTATTTGTGGCGCTCACCTCAAGCGGTGCCGCTTGGTTGGCAAAGGTTGGGCTGATCAGCGAGGTCTTGGTCGGGATGGAATAGATCCCGGTTGCCTCGATGTTGAGGGTGGCGAACTCTCCAGCGTTGGCGCTTAGGGTCCAGGTGGCGCGGGCACCGGCTACCTGGTGGAGCATGCCATCGGCATACCAGCGCATCGTCACGGACTTCAGGGCGGTCTGCAGGCCCGCCAGTGCGTAGGTGGCGCTGGTCGCTGCTACCAGCGTCTCGACCATGGCGCAGCTCACCAGGAAGTCCCCGAACTGCGGCGCGGTGCCGGCGGCGCCGGAGCCGCTCAGGTAGATCGAGAAGCTGACGGTGACGCGGCGATTGATCAGCCGCTGCAGGTCGGCGCCATGCCACGGGCGTACGGTCTCGCGCGCCAGGCGGTCAACTACCAGCGGCGCAACGTCTGGGTCCCGGACGATCTCAAGTGCCTTGTACGTGCTCGCCGAGGGGGTCCCGTAGGTGCTCTCCTCCGAGTAGGTCAGCAGGCTGCGGCGCGTCAGCATTGTCCTGAGTGGCAGTGGCCTCTACGGCCGGGTCAGTGGTGAGCCATTCCGTCCCATCAGGGGACAGAGCGTAGTGGCCGCATTCCGCAGGGAATGGCGGCAGTCCTGCCGGTTTGGCTTTGGCTGGCATCGTTAGGCCGTCAGGTCTGCAGTTAGGGTACGGAATCCGATTTCATACCTCAGGATGCACGCACCGGGCTGGTTATCACCGCCCTCCAGTTGCCACTGCACGTTCGGCCTAGCGGGCCTGATGATGCTGGCCAGGCCGTCGATCGTGGGGTTGGCAAACAGCAGGCTGTGGACACTGACGCGGATCGGATCCGCCACCCGCGATACGGCACCGCCGCGGGTCATGATTTCGATCTGCACCAGCAGCAGCCGATCCGTACGACAGGTGGTCTCGCCGGTGATCGTTTCGGTCTCTGGGTAGATCAGCAACGCCGGGCATTCGCCGCGGATCAGCGCATCAGCGCGGTCCCGGTACACCCTGCCGCCCACCCCGGCGGTAGCGGCCAGGGTGGTCTCCAGGGCGGTGAGGATTTGCTCGGTGAGGCTGGGCATGGGGTCACATAGCTGCCCGGATGGCGGTGATCTGGCCGGCGGTGAGGGTGGCGGGGAAGATCATCACACGCTCCACCGTGAAGCCGTTTTGGAGGTTGATATTAGTGCCAGAGATCACGGCGCAACCGGCGGGCTTTTCGACCATGGTGTAGGCGCCGGTGATTACTCCGGTGCCGTCGATGACTGCGCTGTCGGCGGTGCGGGTGACGGCTGCGGTGGTGGTGGGGATGTAGGAGGTGAGGGGGCCGGGGTTGAGCTGGGCGCCCAAGAGGGAGACGCCGGAGGTGCCGTCTCCGGTGTAGGCAGCTACTAAAGAAATAGGAAGAACGTTGTGTTCAATTATAAAAGAGGTTCCACTAGAGGTAAACTGAAAGGACACTCTGTACCAACCGTTACCTGCGTTCTGTATCTGAGTTGGGTAATCAAAAACGTAGAACCCAGCCTTGGTGCCGTTTGATAAATTAATGATTGGACCAACGTTTCCATTTATTGAGCCAACTGGAGTGTTAATTAACACAAAGTTGTATCCAGCAGCTTTGACATACACGGAATATGTATAAACAGTAGCGGTCACTATGCTTGCGAAGGCAGAGACGTAATGAAAACTATTTGTTGTATTTGGTACAAGCGTATCTGCGGTTAATGTTCCACTTGGTGCTGTCGCGGTATTTGCGGTTACAGTTGCAAAGACTTTGTTCCAACTCGCATTATCAAACTCCTCACTCCTCAAAAGCAGGTTCTCCCCACTCGCCTCCAACAGCATCCCCAAACTCCGCCGAGTCAGCGGGTCATGCGTGAACCGGGGAGCATTCGTTTGCGCCCGCTGGATGTAGCCATCCGAACCAACAAACGTCCCCTGATTGCCGCCGGCAAACGTCAGCTTGTCCGTCAGGCTGACAGACTCAATCTCCCGCCGTTCCAGGGCAGGCCGGAAGTCCAGGGTTGGCGCAACGCCAGCAATCGCGGCAGGCACTGCGCCGATGGAAAACCGGCTTCCCTTGGGCAGCTTCAGGCCTTCGGCAATGGCCAGGCTCACAGCTCACCCTCCTCGATCTCGGGCGGCGGGGGAGGCACCACTACGGCATCAGGGCCGGTGTAGTCGGGGTTTGGCATTCCGTTCTGCAGGAAGCGGGGCTGAGCGATGCCTTCGAAATACGGACCTACCTCGTACTGTTCGCATCTCTGGCGAATGGTTTCCACCACTCCAGCCGCGAAATACTCCTCGGGTGATGTAGCCGGCGTAGCCCCCGCGTTGATCATGATGAGCCACTCCGCCATCAGCGCTGGCGTCAGCTCGTCGGGAATGGTAAGGGTGAACTGAGCCATGATTAAGACCTGATGATGGAGAACCGGATTACGATCGCCTCAGATAGTGAGCCGGCCGTGATGTTCCGCACGTTGACGCTGGCTGAACCAGCAGCGGCCTGCGCGTTCAGCGAGTACGCCAGAGCGGTTCCTCCTGAAACGTGATTGAGCACCAGCGCATCATTTGCTGTGATGCTGCTGTTGGTGAGCGTGAACGTGGCCGTGGTATCGGCGGCCAGCGCTTCACCGTTCATGGTGATGTCACCGCATGGGGCGTTCAGCGTGACCCCCGTGGATTTGTTGGTGGCTTGGGTGACAGTGCCGCGCCCGGCGCCATAGCCGAACGTCCCTGCGGTTGCGTCGTAGCTGAGATTCCCGCCCGCATAGGCGCCGCTCGCGTTGTAGGGCACCTGCCCGTTTGATCCCGCCACATAACCCACGGTGCCAGTGGCATCAGGGAGGGTGATGGTCCGCGCAGCGGTCGGGGTAACGAGCTGCAGGGTGGTGGTGAACGACCCGGTGCCGACGAGCTTCAGATCACCCGGAACCTGCAGCTCGCCCGTGACCCATTTGAAACCGGTTACGGCGCTAAATCCGCCGGACAGGTTCAGCTGAACATCACCGCTGGCGCCGGCTGGTGCGACTGGTTGATAGAAGCCCATCAGACGTACTCCGTGACTTGTGCGGTGCCGTTGGCAGCGGCCCAGATGCCGTAGATCGTGCTGGTGATCATGAGCTGCTGATCCAGCGCCAGGAACGAGCCCGGCTGCATCACGATGAATGCATTGGCGGCCGTGGCCGGGGTCGCATAACTCAGCCGCAACACGGCGGTTGAATCGTTGGCGATGCTGATTCCCCGGCGGCTTGCATTGCTCGCCAGGATCGTCACGCTGGTCGCGCTACTGGCCACGCTGGTCGTTGTTGGGGTGCGGGTGGGGACTGATACCGGGATGGGGTTACCTACGTCGTTGGAAACCTCAACCGATGCCCCTACCTCAATAGTTACGCCAGAGCCAATATCAACCGGCAGCGGCTCAGCCGGCGTCACCGTCCGGCCCTTCCCATCGCTTCCTATGAACTCGGCGTAAGGGGCCATGAAACCGCGCGCTGCGTGCTGTTCACAGCCTACGCAAACCGCTTAGGCAGCCCTCAACTCAACGCACCTCTGCCGCCACGATCCGGCCGCGGCGAAACTCAATGTTGGCGGTGCTGGTGTGGTTGGCGATGAACAGGCTTACCTCATCATCGTCAGCCATGCTGATCATCCAATTCGTCACCAGCTTCGCCTCCTGCCCGCCAGAGCCCGTGAACGCTCGGCATTCGGTGGCATCGATCGGCGTGCCATTCAGCGCCAACTTGACCCCGAGCACCTTGTTGTTGCCAGCTGCCGCATCAATGCTGCCGTAGATCTGCACCAGCCGGGTTGCGCCGCTGGTGTTCTTCACGCCGAACGTATGCGCCGTCCCGAGGGTCATCTCGTTGGCAGTCGCTGAATCGAACGTCGCCACCAGGCCAGTGGCCACATAGACGCCTTGGGTTGCGATCGTGATCTCGCCGGTGGTTGTGCGCGAGGCTTGGCCGCGGACTGGCTCTTGGGCGATTGCCTGCTCCAGCTCGTCCAGGTTGTCGTCGTGATCCTGCGCGCTAAGCGGCGTGCCCTTGACTAGCCTTCGAACCAAATTCAACGACATCAGTCGAACACTCCGATCTCAAAGACTCCAGCCAAGAATACGGTAGCCAAGCTGGGCTCTACCTTGCTCAGGCTCACCACCATGTAACGGCCATCACCGATTACCATCGGCTCTCGCACCGTGTAGTGCACACCATCGACCAGCACGCCATCGTTGTACTGCATTGCACCAAATGTTGCAGTCGGCAGATTATGCAATGCGTACTCAATGGAAATCTGCTGGTCATCCAGAATCACCATTGAATTCTGCTCAAATATCGCAGAACCGGAAACGGCGCCCCAGATAACTGAGACGCCGCCAAGGTTCCGGTTGACAGCCTGGGCCAGCAGGTTATGGCGGCTGGCCCAGCTCATCAGAGCTTCTGCAGCTGAACAGTCACCACGACATTGGCGATCGCAGTGCCAGCCGCGGACGGCTTGAAGCTCAGCCGATCACCAGCGGCCAGGAGCAGGTTTGCTGCTGTAGCCGACAGGGCAGGGCTCTGCACAGTGTTGGCAGTGCCCTGCAGATCAATCTGTGCAGCCAGAACCGTGGTTCCGCCGCCGGGGGCGGTGGTGCCGGTGGACTTGGTGATGTCAGCCGTCAGGGTGCTGGCGTTGGCGACGGAGTGAACCTCCGACACTTTCAACACCTTCATCGGCACCGGGGCGATGAAGAAACTCTGATCAGCCAGCGACCCGGCGCCGTACTTGGAATAAGAGACGACCATTTCGTCCTTGTCCCCGGTCTGCGCGTCAAGCAACACCGACGCTGAAGTAGCAGCGTCGAGCGTGGTCTCAGCAAACAGACCGATCTGCGTATTGCCGGTGGCAATCGCGGTCACTTTTTTCTGGGTGGCATCGAAATAGGCCGGGGCCCAGATCGTGCCGCCGCTGCCTACATCAATCGCCTTGGCGATCTTGTAGACACCATCGACAGACAGGATGCCATTCTCGCTGTTAGCGATGTCAGTTACGGCAACACCGAACAGGTCACCGATCAGCACACCTTCGCCGGAAGCGATGGCGGCCGGAGCAGTGATCTCCAGGTACTTGCCGTTTTGAACGAAGTTCTTCATGAGTTGGGTTCCTCCTCAGGATGGTGATGATTAGGGTCAGGAACCGGCGCAGCGCACGAATCCCCGGAAGTCGGAGAGCGTGGCGCCAAAGTCCATCCTGACGAGAAGCTCAACCCCATCAGGGTCGCGCTCTTCGGTGGTGGTGATCGTCGGGCCTTCTTCGCCGGCCAGATAGCCGAACGTGATCATCTCCACTTGGTTGGGTGAAGCGGTCACATACCAGAAGGCGGTGCTGTCATCACTAAGCCGGGGCTCAACGATCAGCTCAACACCAGCGGCGAATGGGTTGGGGCCGCTTGCGCCGGTGAGGGCAGCCGGGGCATACCCGGTCGGGAACAAGAACTGCAGGGCGGTGGTTTCGAGCTCCAGAGGCACCAGCATATAGGCGGGCCTCAGGCTCAGGCGATTGCCAGCCAAATCTGCCTGCTTGCGCAATTTGACCTTTGCCTCGCTCATGCCGGGGATCCCGATCACCGAGGTGGCACCGGTGAAGGTGTTGTTGTGGGTGCTGTGGAACAGCGCCTGGCCATCAAGCGAAACGGTGGCGCCCAGTGATCCGTTGGTGATCAGATCCCAGACCAGGTTCGACTCCAGCAGGCGGCAGCCGCGGCCGAGGGTCTCGGGAACACGGCTCAGAGCATCCAGGTCATCATTGATGATGGCTTGACGGGTGACCGTGATCTTCTTGCCATAGGTGGCGAGGTTCCAGGTAGCCCGGCCTTCGGTCAGGGTGCCGGCCTTGTATTCACCGCCTTCGAGGATCTTCTCAGGCACGACCTGACCGGCGATCTGCAGATCAGAGACCTGTTTGAAGTCGGGCAGGTTGCGCTGACGGGCCAGCGGGCGCCAGGTCTGCACCTCTTCCGCATAAGCGGCCAGGAGGCGCTTGTTGGCGACGTTGGCGAACAGCAGCGGAAAATCACTGGTCGAATGGAAGCCCCGGCGCACCACCTCAGAGCGGCTCATGCCGGCGGTGTCGATGCCGCGCGATTGCAGGTAGCTGCGCACCATCTCTAGCAGGCTGTGGCCCATCACCTGCTTACCTGCATCGGTCGGGGCTTTGAGCAGGCCCACCCGGCGCTCGATCTCATCGTTGAAGCTGCGAACCAAGCTGTCGCCTGCGTCGCGGGTCACCTCAACCCGAGCCGGATGGCCAGCATGGGCGGGGGCGCGATCCTCCACCCGGCGGGCGTGCTCACGCACCACGGCGATCACTGCCTCGGTCTGCGGGCGGCCTTTGTGCTCGGCGAGGATGCGTTGCACGGTTGGCTCATCCAGCTTGGCTTCACTGGCGGCACGCCGAACGG